CTAGTATGAACCTTCCCGCTGCCGCTGCCCATTGCGGTATGACTCAGAAGGAAATGAAGATGACCTTCTGGGAATTTTTGAAATACCATCCTGCTGATTATGATCAGAAAACACTATGATTCCATCCCCTACAGATTCTATAATTGAAGGTAATCTCGACGAACAAAGTTTAGTTAAACTTAAGAGTATCTCAAATCAAGTTTTTTTATCTAAAGAGGGTCCCGCTAATATAATGTTAGCTGGTAATATACAGCATGAATATTCATTGCCAGATGCTGGTGTGAAAATCATTACTCCAATTCTTAAGTCTAAATTAAAAAAACATACAGGTCATTTTAAATGGAGTATTAGTGCTTGGATTAATTATCAGAAAAAATATGAATTTAATCCATTACATAATCACTCTGGTGATTTTAGTTTTGTAATTTGGATTGATATACCATATAATATAGAAGATGAAATGAATTTACCTTGGTGTATGAATTCTAATATGCCATGCCCATCGGTTTTTAGTTTGGTGTATTTAACACCACTCGGTAAAATCACTGGAAAACCTTTCTATCTTGATAAAAAAGATTCAGGCAGAATGGTAATCTTTCCTTCTGAAATGTATCATATGGTATATCCATTCTACACATCTGATGATTATAGAATTTCTATAGCAGGAAACATGAACGCAATTTAATTATGAAATCTTTGAAAACTCCTCTTCGTTATCCTGGTGGTAAATCTCGCGCCACCAAATATCTACTACCTAAGTTCCCCAAGAACATTAAAGAATACCGTGAACCTTTTCTTGGTGGTGGTAGTGTAGCAATCGCATTCACAAAAGAAAATCCAGATACTCCTGTGTGGGTGAATGATCTATACGAACCTTTGTATAACTTCTGGAAAGAACTTCAGCACAATGGTGTGAAGATGCGAGATGAATTAGTACAACTAAAGCAGCGTTATTGCGATCCATCTTCCGCTCGAAATCTATTCCAACAAGCAAAGGATTATTTAAATGAAACCGACAGTGAACCCTTTCATCGTGCCGTTAGTTTTTACATTATTAACAAGTGCTCTTTTTCTGGTCTCACTGAATCCTCATCCTTTTCAAAACAGGCATCCGAGTCTAACTTCTCGATGCGTGGAATAGATAATCTACTGGGTTATCAGCAGATAATCAAGGACTGGAAGATTACTAATCTTTCATACGAGCATTTGCTTACCGATGATAAAGCAGTATTTACTTATCTCGATCCTCCTTATGACATTAAGGATAACCTCTATGGTCGCAAAGGATCAATGCATAAAGGATTCAATCACGATACTTTTGCTGTCGATTGCGATTGCTTTGTTGGTCCTCAATTAATCTCCTATAACTCCTCCCAGATGGTCAAGGATCGCTTTGAAGGATGGATGACATGTACCTATGACCTAACTTATACAATGCGCTCTACAGGCGATTATATGAACGAACAGAAAGACCGCGCTGAACTTTTGATTTATAATTATGAACAGGGATGAATTAATGCATCATCGCCTTCAGGCATGGATGCGTGAGCATAATTGCGATGACATTGAGTACCTGGGGTTTAAACCAGATACCTTAGGGGTTGAAAGGCACTGGTATCGTATTGGTGAATACGAAACTACTGTTGATTGTATTGAAGACATTGAATTTATGGGGTATGTCGAAGACTGAATTAAAGCACTGGTTAAATTCTATCAATCATGAGAAGCAAAATATCATGACTGATGAGAACAAGAATGAGTATCCACCTTTCATCGTGAATCGCTGTCTGTCTGGTTTCATTGATACCATCATGGCAGCAAATGAGATGAACATCAATCATCATTTGTCTAAGAAACTACAATATGAATTTTTGCTAAATATTGTCAGACCAAAACGGAGATTCTCTCCTTGGTTAAAAAAAGAAAAGATTACAGATCTGGAAGCAGTCAAATCTTATTATGGTTATAGTAATGAGAAGGCAAGGTCCGCTCTTAGTATCCTTTCTGATGATCAACTAAATTCTATTAAACTTAAATTGACTAGAGGTGGAAAACAATGACGACAGCGACTGACATTGAAGTAACTTGGGAACCTAGTGATATGGTCGAAGTTACTTTGAGTGAGCCTGATGATTTTCTTAAAGTTCGTGAAACTCTGACCAGAATTGGCGTTGCTTCTCGGAAGGAAAAGAAACTGTATCAGTCTTGCCATATTCTTCACAAGCAGGGTAGATACTATATCGTTCACTTTAAAGAACTCTTTGCCCTTGACGGTAAACGCGCTAATCTGACGCTGAATGATGTACAGCGTCGTAACCGCATCACTCAACTCCTGGTTGATTGGGAACTGATCACAGTGGTGAAACCAGAAACGATTGAGGATGTATCGCCTCTAAATCAGATCAAGGTTATCGCTTACAAAGAAAAGGGCGAGTGGACTCTGGAAGCAAAGTATAACATTGGTAAAAAGAAAGTTGCTCCTGTTGAAGCATAAATAACTCTGTGCCATTCGTGCGGCACTCTACAAAGTCGGAACACCCTAAAAGGAGGTACGGGATTTACCCTACCTCCTTTTTTCGTTTTATGGTTAAATAGTATTGGATGCCGAAAGGGTCCACACAACACAAACTCGCTTTTAAAGGAGCTACTATAATGGTTAAGTACCACATCGCAGATATTGATAATCTGTTGAACGACGCATCGCGCTTTGGTATTGGAATGGATGAGTGGATTCGTAGATTTGCTTCAGTACATGAAGATGTAACAAACTACCCTCCACATAATCTCGTAAAAGAATCTAGTGTAGAGTTTAGATTAGAACTTGCTCTTGCTGGTTATAGCAGGGATGACATTAAAGTTTCTACTGAGTGGAACAAACTCTTTGTTGAATGTTCTAAACCAGAGGAAGATGAACCAGAATATCTCCACAGGGGTATTGCGAAGAGATCATTCACATGGAGTAGAACCCTCTCAGATGATGTAGAAGTAACTGATGTATCATTTGATAATGGTATGCTTACAATCAGACTCAGAAGGGTCATTCCAGATCACCAGAAGAAAAAAACATACGAACTAAATAGTGCGGGGTAACCCAAATATCGTCGGCACTTTAAGGGTCTCCTGCCAAATAACAGAGAGACCCTTTTTTATTGAATTCTAGGAGAACTATGATCGATCAAATGTTCCACATTTACAAAAAGAATAGTAATGAAATCGTACAGCATAGTCTGAGCGTTGAGGAAATGGAAAATATGATTGCTGAAAGAAAGGTTGATTGGAAGAACTGGGAAATTCAACCATGCTACACTGAGTACACAGAGGCATCCTACTAATTATAAATAAAAATAAAGTCTATCCTGATGAAAAGTTATAGGGATTTAAAACTTACCCTGCGTTATAATCAACAACTTAATCCTAAGTTCTGGGTTGGAGAAGCAATCAAACCAGAGGTCAGGGAAGGACTGCTTCGCATTGCTGAGGAGTGGGCAGAGTTTGCTAACATCCCAAATGCTGCTATAATCGATGTAATTCTTGTAGGTGGAAATGCCAATTATAACTATACTAAGTATTCCGATTTGGATCTACATTTGCTGGTCTCCAAGGAGGATATTGCTGACTGCCCTGATCTTATTGATGATTACCTTAGAGACAAGAAGCAACTCTGGGCTCTCACCCATGATATTAAAATATATGGACACGATGTTGAACTCTATGCCCAAGACCGAAGAGATCCTGTCCCATCGGGTCAAGGGGTTTTCTCTCTAACAAATAGTTTCTGGATTCGTCGCCCAACATATGAAGAGGTAGATCTTTCTGATCCAAACATCACCAGGAAGGTGAGACACTACATGGAGAAGATTGATTTCCTGATCGATAATAAAGCAGACGATCGTGTAGCATTTGAGAAACTCAAAGAGAAACTGCGTGAGATGAGAGCATCTGCTATTCAACGCGGCGGTGAGTTTGCTGTAGAGAATCTGGTCTTTAAAGAACTTCGTAACAGAGGTTATCTGGATAAACTTTCAGATCATTTAAGAAATCTTAAGGTTACAAGCTTGTCAATTGACTGACCTCATGTTATGATGAGGATTGAATTATAGGAGTTTATGGCTGTACAACTTGCTCTCCTGAAATCAGGAGAAGAAATCATTGCGGACATCCGTGAGATCGTTGACAAAGATACTGGAAAACAAATGAGTTTGGTTTTTATTAAACCAGTTCGTGTTACGGTTCAGCAACCTGCTGTACTCAACGAACAGTCTGGACAATCAGAAGGAGTTTTAAGTTTTGCTCCATGGATTGCCACATCAAAGGATGAAGAATTTTTTGTTCCTTATGAATGGTGTGTGACAGTTTGCGAGGCAAACGATGATATCAAAAATAGTTACATTAAAAATGTAGGAGTAAGAGATGACAGTGAAAGTAATTTTATTGAAACCGAGCAACCAGTTTCTGATAGCGGAGATTGAAGAACGTCCCGAGGAAGATGCTGATTGTATTCTCATCAACCCCAAACGTATTCTTGGGTTTGCGCCTGAGTGGAAACTTGAGAACTTCATTCCATTTACTTATCAGAGGCAGATTCCGATCAGGTCT